GGTGCGGGTTGGTGCCTTTGGACAGGTTGGTGCGGCCGGGCGCTGAGGCGGGTCACCTTGGCGGGGGGGCGGATGCCCAGCGCCGTGGCGATCTCCCGCAGGGTGATGCCGGGGTTGGCCAGCACCGCCTTCTGGATGGCCATGGAGACGCTGGTGCCGGCCGGGATGTCCACTTCGAGGGTGCGCGTCTTCATGCCGCCACCGACAGGTACGCGATGCGGCGATCGATAGCGCGCTCGATGCGGCGGTGTGCCGGCCAGCGGCCTTCCGCGAAGGCGCGGGCCTTCATGGTGTAGAGGTGGATCAGCTTCACGCCGCCACCATTACCGGCAGGCCAGTTGACTTGTGAAGCTGGGCGGCTGTCGCGTAGCCCTCGACGACGAGTACGCCGCTCGCATTGCCCGCCGTCGCCAGCTCGAGGCCGCGGGCGGTGAGGGTGACCGCGCTGGGTAAGGTGCGGTCGTTGAAGTTGGCCAGCATGGCGTTCACCAGCTGGTTGGCGGTGCGGCGGGTGACCGCCGGCTGGGTGCTATGGATGCCGGCCGGCCGGAAGCCCTTGTGGCAACGCACCAGGCGGTGCTGGGGCGCGGAGGCCGCAAGCTGCAGCGCCTCCCGCAGTTTGGGGGTGAGTTGCATCAGTCGATCCTCGGAGTGGCCCAGCGCAGCACGTCCTGCGCCTGGGAAAGGGTGAGCGGGCCTGGATTAGTGCTGCCGTCGCGATAGACGGTTCCGGCCAGCAAGGACTGCGCGCGGCTGCGGGCGAGGTTGTCCAGCGGCAAGGTGCGGGTAGCGTCGAACTTGCGGGCGCGGATGCGCACCAGGCGCAGCAGTGCGTGCGGGTTGCGGACGGAGGTAAGGGCGGTCACGGCAGCACTCCGGCGGCCTGCGCCACGAACACGATCAGCGCACCCGCGGCTCCTAACACGATGGCCGCGTCTTCGACGAAGGTGTGGCGGTGGGCAGGGCGCTTCACGCAGCACCGCCTTCGTCGCCGTAGTGCCACGTGGCCAGCGCGATGGCGCCGGCTTCGATGGCGACCAGGACCGGCCACGGCGTGCTGACAAACAGCAGGGCGGCGAGCAACCACCAGCAGCAGTCGGTGGCGGTTTCGATCTTTTCGACGGTGCGGAGCAGTTGCATCAGCGCCTCCACGGAATCGGTGGAGGGCAGCCGCGCAGGCCGAGGGGAGGCGGCCTACGCGGCCCCGGGTGCTGTCTGGCGGTGTCAGCGGATCCGGTTGCCCTGCCCGGTGGGTACCGGGCAAGGCGGATATTAGGGCATTCCTAACCTATGTCAATAGGTTCAACCTAATTTCTTCGATGGGCGTTGAATAGCGCTTTGTCGCCAGATGGCGTCAAACGAAAAGTTCCCGTTCCGAACTCCTGTAAAAGACCCCGCCGCACGAGGCTGTTCACGGTTTTCATTTGGCCGGGCCCACCTACCACGATGCCTTCGGCATCTGTTGATTCCATCGTTACCAACTGGCCGTATGAGTGGGCATCGCTAAGCATGATCAGTTGAGATTCTGTGAGGCGGGTGCTGCTGGTGACTCGTTCGCCTTGCAAGAGATCTGCGATTTCTTCATCGCTTGCGTTTTCGATTGTGCCGGTTAACGAATCGATAGACGAATCCAGACGGTCGAATATCTCATCGAGTGGTTCGGGGCGCTTTTTCGTGGCGTTCTTACTTTGCTCTCGCATTGCCATGATGGCGATGAAGAGTCCTACCAGAGACGCCAATCCGATTGCGATCCACATGGCGGCTAGAACTTCGGCTTGTACTGCATCTGCCCCTGCACCTGGTAGGGGTTGGTGCCGCCCGCAGGCGTGAACATGCAGCCCTTCGCGTCCATCGCCTTGCGCACGGCCTCCCGCTCGCCGCGCACATTCGCAAGCTCTGCCGCTTCGATGCCGTCCCCCTGGCCGAAGCCGTACCAGAAGGCCTGCACCTTGCTGGTCTTGACCCTTTGTTCCTGGGCGATCGCCAGCTGGCTTTCGCGCCGGGTGATGCTGTCGTATTCGACCGACAGGCGTGGGCAGTCGATGCCTTCGTACTTCAGGCTGTTGACGTATGCGCCAGTGATCTGGCTGGTCTGCGTGGGCATGTTGAGGCAGCCGGCGTGGCCGGCCGCTGCCAGCGGGAGTGCGATGCGCGAATTCCATTTCATGATGCTTCCCCTAGTGAGATGGGCGGATCAGCCGCCCTGCCGATAGATGAATTCCCCGTGGATGCGCAGCAGCTCCGCGTGATCTGGCGCGATGATTTCGTCAGGGTAGCGATTCTTGTCCGGGTTGGCGCTCTCCAGCACCCACCCGCCATCGATGGAACGCCGCAGGCGCTTGATCTTCAGCCCATCCGGGTGGTCGATCAGGTAGATCAGGCCGGAGCGTGGCCGGGTCTTCGATGTGTCAAAGATGACGATGTCGCCGTCTACAATGAACTCGGCCATGCTGTCGCCATCGGCCCACACGGCCATCGCGTCTTCGGGCCTCACCTTGTAGCGCTTGAACCAGGCCGCTTCCTTGATGAGTGGTCGGCGCTGTTCGGCATCCCAGTTGATCGCGCCGCCGCCGCATGACCCGCGCGCATCGGTTAACGGGATTTCCCCCACGTAGTCGCCCGGTGCCGGCTCGCTGACGGCGTAGCGGCTGAAGTTGGCGTTGCTTGGCTTCTCGCCGAAGTAGAGGGCGTCGAATGTGCTCCCGTGGTCCATTGCGATCTGGCGGGCCAGGTCCGTGTTGGGCCGGAATCGACCGTTGAGCCAGTCGTTTGCGGTGACCGCGCTGACCTTGTAGCGGTTGCTGAGGTAGGTGCCGGCGCCGCGGCGCGCATGGCCTGCAGCAGCAAGCAGCGCAACAAGCCTGGCGGCGAACTCGAGGTTTTCCTTCGTGGCGGAAGGCTTTGTCTTAGGCATCGCCTAATCTTCCGCGCAAACAAATTAGGAATGCCCTATTGACAACCGATATTAGGTTGATCCTAAATAGCGCCCCATGAGCCATGACGCCCTGAGTCGAGCAATCGAAGCCGTCGGCAGCCAGCAAGCGCTGGCCGACGCACTGAACATCAAGTCGCCCAGCATTTCCGGCTGGCGGCAGGCGGGCCGGGTGCCGGTTGAACGGTGCGCCGAGATCGAAACCGCCACCGGCGGGCGCGTGACCCGGTACGAGTTGCGGCCTGACGTCTTCGGCCCGCTGCCGGTATTGCCGGCCACTCAGTCCGATGCGCAGTGCGGGGTGATGTGATGCGCTCATGGCTGCGCACCGGATTCACCTTGGTCGCCCTGCTGCTGGTCCTGGTCATCGTGGGCGCGGCGGTGCTGGGCGTGATCGAACGGCACCTGGAAGAACACCGCCACGACGACACCGCGTCCGCGTTCGGCGTGGAACCAGTGCAGGGCGCTGAAGCGCACGCGCGGCGGGAAGCGGAGCAGGGTGGTGGTGGTGGGCATGCCTTTATTTTTGCCCGCGGGAGTCTCTCAACTCCTCTCAACTCGGTTGCGCGCTGATGAGCGTCCAGCCTGCATTGCCTGTGCTGGTGCGGCCTGAAGAGGTTGCCCGGGAGAAAACACTGGGCGCAGCCATGGAGCTGTGCGCGAAGGTGGCCGGCTTCGGCTTGGACAAGGAACTGCAGCTGCAGCTGGGCGTCGACAAGGCCCAGTTCTCCCGCTGGATGTCCGGCACCGAGGGCATCCACTGGCCGAAGCTCGAACGCCTGATGGACGTCTGCGGCAACGACGCCCCGGTGATGTGGATGGCGTACCAGCGCGGCGTGGATTTGCACAGCCTGCGCAAGCGCGAGACCGAGACCGAGCGGGAGAACCGCCTGCTGCGGGAAGAGAACGCCGCGTTGCGCCGCGTGCTGATGCGGGAGGCCTCCAATGCCTGACGCAATGGACCGCGTGCAGCAGCACGCCCAGGACCTGAACAGCGACGCCCTGGCGGAGCACGCCCGTCGCCCGGTGGTGCAGGGCCGCACCCATTGCGCGCAACAGGACTGCGGTGAGCCCATCGCCCCAGCGCGCATGGCTCTTGGCGCGCAGCTGTGCCTCGACTGCCAGCACGAACAGGAAGCGCGTGACGCCCACTTTGCCAAGTGGGGGCGTCGGTGACTCATGAACTCCGCGCGACGCCAGCATCGCGCAATACCAGCATCGCGGCGGGCGGTGAACGGCAGGCAGTTCGCTGCGGTCATGGCCCTGCTGTATTCGGACACGCCCACCACGCCGGAGCAGGCAGCAGCCCTGCAGGCCGCGGTGGAAGCACCACGCGAGCGACGGCAGGGCGACCTGCTGCTGTGCATTCCGGAGCCTGACGCCTGATGCCTGTAATGAATTGCAGGGCGCCACGCGCGCCCATGGTCAACGCCCCCGCACGAAACGCTAGGGCATCAGCCCCGCCCCCCATGGGGGGGTTGTGCCGCGTGCGCGGCGCGTTGATGGGCGATGGCAGCGGCACCTCGACGGCCTCGGACGCCGGGCATGGGTCCTCCCTGGCCTTGCGCCACGAGGGTAATTCGGACCCCGTTGGTTGGGTACATAGCGGGGTTGGAAGTTACTGAAATGGCGGCTTCCAACTACGATGACGTCCTCCACCAACTTCACGCCGCCGGCCTGATCGTCGACCGGCTGGAAGTCGCCGGCAAGATCGTCCGGTGCAAGGTCGAGGGCGACCGCGAGAAACGCGGCTGGTACAGCCTCCACGAATTCACCACCAGCCGCGGCGACGTCCTCATCGTCGTCAGCTTCGGGCAATGGCGTGGGGCCGGGAATTTCGGGGTGCGCATGGAGCCTAAGTCGCAGAAGATGGACCCGGGCGAAGTCGCCGCGCTGAAGCGCCGCCTGGCCGATGACCGCAAGGCAGCTGCAGCCGCCGAAGCCAAACTGAAAGCACGCGCCGCCGAGGCCGCCAGCCTCATGTGGTCCAAGCTCTCGGAAGACGGGGACTCCGACTACCTGGCCGCGAAGAAGGTGCAGGGCTACGGCCTGCGCTATTCGCCGAGCACAGGCGCTGCGGTCATGCCGCTGGTAGACACACAGGGCCGCATCCATTCCCTAGAAATTCTCAGGTCCGCTGCATTCGCCGCGCGGGAGAAGAAGCGCGGCAAGGAAATCTGGCCGAAGAACGGTGCGGTGAAGGGCCACTTCCACCTGATCGGCAGTCCATCGTGGATCGTGCTGATCGCCGAGGGCTACGCCACCGCCGCCTCCCTGCACATGGCCACCGGACACCCGGTGGCCGTCGCTGTCTCCGCCGGCAACCTGGCGCCCGTCGCCGATGCCCTCCGCAAGCGCTACCCGCAGACCAAGATCCTGCTGTGCGCCGACAACGACGACCTCGGCAAGTGCCGCCACGATGCCTGCCGCGGTCGCATCGCCCTGGCCCAGCACCCGGTGGAGTGCCCGCACTGCGGCAAGGAACACGGCTACACCAACGCAGGCGTGGGTGCCGCCAGCAGCGCCGCGCTCGCGGTGAAGGGCGGCTGGGTCGCGCCCACCTTCGCGGATCCGGACGCGCGCATCGCGGCCTACCTCGAGCGCGGCAGCAAGCCCACCGACTTCAACGACCTCCACGTCGACGAAGGCCTGCACGTGGTGCGCGTGCAGGTGGAAGCCCACCTCACGGCATTGCGCTGGAACCCCAAGGTCTCCACAGCGGCGGCCACCACCACCAGCGGGGGTGGGGCGCCACTGCGCCCGATCGAAACCACGCAGGAGCTGATGGAACGCTTCGCGCTGGTGGCCAGCACGCCGGTCGCCGTGTTCGATCGCCAGGAGCATCGCCTGCGCACGCTCGCGGACATGCGCGAGATGTGCACGTTCAAGTGGGTGCACCGCGGCTGGTCGGAATCCGCCGAACGCCAGATCGTGCGGGACAGCGAGGTCGGCTTCGATCCCACCGGCCAGGACACCAGCGTCACCTGCAACCTCTACGCCGGCTGGCCCACGGTCCCGAAGGAAGGCAGCTGCGAGCGCCTCCTGGACCTGCTGCGCTACATGTGCAGCGAAGACCGCAATCCCGAGGCGCTCTACCAGTGGCTGCTGCGCTGGATCGCCTATCCCATCCAGCACCCGGGCGCGAAGATGAAGACCACGCTGGTGCTGCACGGCCCGCAGGGCGCCGGCAAGAACCTGTTCTTCGAAGCGGTGATGAAGATCTACGGCGAGTACGGCGACGTGCTCGACCAAGCCGCGGTGGAAGACAAGTTCAACGACTGGGCATCCCGCAAGCTCTTCATGATCGCGGACGAAGTGGTGGCGCGCTCCGGCGCGTACCACATCAAGAACCAGCTCAAGTCCCTGATCACCGGGGACCGCATCCGCATCAATCCCAAGAACATGGCCGCGCACTGGGAGCGCAACCACCTCAACCTGGTGTTCCTCTCGAACGAATCCATGCCGGTGGTGATCGAAGAGGATGACCGCCGCCACTGCGTGGTGTGGACACCCGGCAAGGAATCGCGCGAGTACTACCAGCGCGTCATGGCGGAGATCGCCGCCGGCGGCGTCGCAGCGCTGCACCACTACCTGCTGCACTTGGACCTGGGCGACTTCGACAACGGCACGCTGCCGCCGAAGACCGAGGCCAAGCAGGAGCTGATCAAGCTCGGCCTGGACAGCCCGGTCCGCTTCTACGACGAGCTGATGCTCGAAGAGATCCCGAAGGTCGATCCCATGCCGGGGCTCACCACGGACTGGTACCAGCTATACAGGACGTGGTGCGCCAAGCACGGCTACCACATGGCGCCAGAGGCGAAGTTCGTCATCGCCCTCACCCGGCAGCGCGGTGTGCAGAAGCTGCGCAAGCGCTACACCCCGGGGGCCGAGGAGCGCGGACCCCACTGGTTCCTCTTCCTGGGCGCCGCCAATCCGCCCGAAGGGCAAAGCCAGGCGAACTGGCTGGGCACCTGCTACGCCCGCGTTCGTGAGCAGCTCGAGGACTACAAGGGCCGCCCGCAGGGCGGCGGAGGTGGCGCATGACCGTGCCTGTGCGGGGTGTGCGGGGTCTGTGCACCCACCTGTGCGGGGTCGAAACCCGCGCCGCCATTGGCTTGTGCGGGGTGTGCGGGGTCTCGCCTAACGCGGGCGCACACACGCGAGGCAGCAACGCCGCCGCCATCCGCCCACGCTCGCGCAATCGTGCGCACACACGTACACCCCCGCACACCCCGCACGCCCCGCACAACGCAGGCGTGGCGCGGGTTTCGTCTGTGCGGGGTCGCAAGCGGTACCCCGCACACCCCGCACAGCCATGCTCGCGCGCGCGCGTCTGTCCTCTTTTCCTTGTTCCCCGAGAGGAAGGAAGGGGAGGCAACCCATGAAGGCCGCCCGCAAGCCGGTCACCCTGAAGGCCTTCGCCCGCATCCTGGACCGGTCCCCCAGCTACATCACCGAGCTGAAGGCCGCAGGCCGCCTGGTCCTCACCGAGGACGGCAAGGTCGACGTCGACGCCTCCCTGGCGCTGATCAAGTCCACCGCAGACCCGGCGAAGGACGGCGTGCGCGCCCGCCACGCCGCCTCACGCGAAGGGATTGGGGCGGTCCCCCCGCCCGCGGCCCACGAACGCGACGAAGCGCCGGACAGCGCGCCGCAGGCGTACCAGCCCGCGGGCGATCGCATCGGCAGCACCTACCAGGCCAGCCGCGCCGTGCGCGAGCGCTACCTGGCCATGGAAGCCAAGCGCGCCTACGAGGTCGCCATCGGCAAGCTGCTGGACGCAGGCGAGGTGCAGACCGTGGTCGCCAGCGCCACCACCAGCCTGCGCACGGCGCTGGAAAACCTGCCCACGCGGCTGGCGCCGGAGCTGGCCGCCATTACCGACGAAGCCAAGACCCGCGGCCTGCTGGCGGAAGCCATCGCCAACGTCCTGGCGGATCTCTCGCGTCAATTCGACGCCCTCTCCCGACAGGCCTCGCCATGAATGCCATTGCCATGCCCGCCGCCATCGAGCACCTGCCCATCGATGCGCTGGTCCCTTACGCCCGCAACAGCCGCACCCACTCCGACGCGCAGGTGGCGCAGGTCGCCGCCAGCATCCGCGAGTTCGGCTTCACCAACCCGGTGCTGATCGATGATGCAGGCGGGATCATCGCAGGCCACGGCCGCGTCATGGCGGCGCGCAGCGTGGGCTTGGACACCGTGCCGTGCATCCGCTTGGGCCACCTGTCCGAGGCGCAGCGCCGGGCCTACGTGATCGCCGACAACAAGCTGGCGCTCAACGCGGGCTGGGATGAAGCCATGCTGGCGGCGGAGTTGCGGGATCTCGCCGGCTTCGAGTTCGACCTGAATCTCACCGGCTTCATGGGCGACGAGATCGACGCCCTGCTGGCCTCCGTGGATGCGCGTGCATCTCGGTCCGACAAGGACCCGGCCGAAGCCCCAGCGCCTTCAGCCCGTGAAGTCAGCCGCCCTGGCGAAGTGTGGATCCTCGGCAAGCATCGCCTCGGGTGTCTGGACGGCACCGATACCGCCGCCTGGGCCAAGGTCATGCGCGGCGACAAGGCCGCCGTCTGCTGGACTGATCCGCCCTACAACGTCGCCTACGTCGGCGAGGCGGGGAGCATCGACAACGACGACATGTCGGATGCCGATTTCCTCGAGTTCCAGCGCACCCTGTTGCGCAATGTGGCCGCGGTCATGAAGCCCGGCGCCGCGATCTACGTTGCCCATGCCGACAACGGCGAGACCGGGATCACGTTCCGCCGCGCCTTCATCGATGCCGGGTTCAAGCTCGCGGCGTGCCTGGTCTGGCGCAAGGATTCGATGGTGCTCGGACGCTCGGACTACCAGTGGATCCACGAGCCGATCCTGTACGGCTGGAAGACAGGCGCGGGTCACACCTGGCACGGCGGACGCAAGCAGGTCTCGCTGACCACGCTCGGCAGCTCGGAGTCGCCATTCGTGCAGTTGCCGGACGGCCGCTGGAAGATCGAGATCGGCGAAGAGATCCTGATCGTCGACGGGTCCGCCACCGTCGAGTGGGTGGAGGGGTCCGTGCTGCGCGAGGTGCGCCCGAAGCGCAACGACCTGCACCCCACCATGAAGCCGGTTGCGCTGATCGAGCGGATGCTGCGCAACAACGCCAAGCCCGGCCAGGTGGTGATCGATCCCTGCGGCGGCTCCGGGTCCACGCTCATCGCAGCCGAGCGCCTCGGCATGAGCGCCCGCCTGCTGGAAATCTCCCCGCGCTTTGTCGACGTGATCATCCGCCGCTGGCAGGAATTCACAGGGGGGGGGGGCAAGCCGGAAGGGCACGGGCCGAACTTCCGCCCAGATGGCGCGGGGGGGGGGCGCCGGCCGGCTTGCCGCCCGCTGCTGCCCCC